CATACGTTTAGTTTATCGCATTAGCGTATTAAGGTGAATATGTTTATCCTGTCCTGTTTACCTTTAACAGTGATTGAAGGCAGCACAGCTAAGGGTATGCTACACGCTTGAGCTGTGTTTTCTCCTATCACTATGTCTTCTCCTACTTCTTTCGTGCTAGATTCAAGTCTAGCCGCTAAGTTTACAGCGTCTCCAATAGCTGTGTAATCAAATCGTGTCGCGCTCCCCATGTTTCCAATAATTGCCTCGCCAGTATTAACCCCTATGCCTATCTCAACTCCAATAGAAGATTCTTTAAACTGTTTTTGTATTTCCTGTGCACATAACACAGCAGCTTCTTCGTGATTAACCATGTCTATAGGCGCATTAAATATAGCCATCATTGCATCACCAATATATTTATCGACCATACCACCATATTTTTTAACCGTATCAGATTGTATAGTCAGTGCTTCATTCATAATCACGGTCACTAACTCAGGATCCATGCGTTCACTCATTGCAGTGAAGCCACGTACATCTGTAAATAAAAACGTGCAAGTCCTTCGTTCTCCGCCTAACTTTAGTAGGCTCGGATTAGATTGCAAGGCCTTCACCTGTCTAGGATCGAGGTAATGTTCGAACTGTTTTTTAATTTGTTGTCGTAGTTTGTATTGTTCTCTGAATCTTGTGTAGAAAGCTACAGTAGCCGTTATAAACTCTGCTATCAAAGTCCACGTTACATCTATCAATACTCCTTGTTGTACTATTGTGTAGCCACCAAACAAAGTTCCTGCCATGAATAGAGAAGCATAGGTTACACCAAACGTAATACCAAAAAAGTTTATCAACAGCCACATCATAACTATGCCGATCATTAAAGCTGTCGTCTCTACAGCCAATGCGTAATCTGGTATGTAAGGACTGTCCTCTATTAGTATCGATTCTGCCAAAGCGGCTTGTATTTTGTGAGGTTCCAATAGTCCTACAGGTGTGGCCAACTGAGGCATAATGCCTTTTGCAGTAAACCCTAGAAAAACAAATTTATTTTCTACATCCATTTCTTGTAACGTGGTCTGAGGCGTGTCTACCCAACTAATCCACTTACGACCAAAAGAATCTACAGGGACAGGAGGAAGTCCTTTGACTCGTACCTCTTCAAGTCCGTTGTCGTTCGTTTTTAAAACGTAAGTATCCGCTCCAGCTAAAACTTTCAGTACCTCTGTACCGTATGCAGATACCCATCCATCAGGTGTGCGCATCAACAACGGTAGTCTGCGAACCAAGTTGTCTACGTCTGTCCTGGCTACAGCTATGCCTTGATTAGCACTTTGTTTTAAAATCTCAATATTTTCTATAACACCTGTTGCCATAATGCCACCCGTGTCTTCTCCTAAAATAACTGTGCCCGTGGTTGGAGGATACGTACCTTTTCCTTCAAACATTGCAAGAACACTAGGAGATAGGGACAAAGCTTCTGCAAAGTTAAAGTCGCCTCCAAATCTATCTGGTTGTGGGAAAGCCATAACCCAGCCCACTCCAATTGCACCACTTCGTAAAAGGTTTATTTGTATCTGCGCCAACGTTTGTCTAGATAGAGGGTAGCCTCCTTCGTTTGCAATGTCCTCTTCCGTAATGTTTAAGATCGTAAAGTATTCTGAAGGTTCTTGGTCCTTCGTCCACGCATCAAACACCTTGAGCTTTAGTATCTCTAAAGGTGTAAGCTGTAAGACTAAAGGTAGTCCAAGTAAAGCTATCAAACCTAGTAGTCGGAGTTTTTTCATTCTGTTCCTTGTTTTATTGTAATCGTTGTAGAAGACCCACCGTTAACTTTAACTGTATTTGTTACACCGTCCTGTATCAATATAACCGTATAACTTTGTGATCCATCTAAGTCCAGTCTAGCACTTTGATTAACTGCTCTGATTAAACTAATTTTTTGCCCTGTAATTATCGTTGTTATTTGTGTATCTTTATCCTGACCTATCTCTGTACCAACTATACGAATGCCTACACCGCCTTGTTTTAATTGATCTTCTTCTTTAGATATTGCTAATGCGTCTAGTACGTTGAGCAAGTCTTCTAAAAAGTTTACATCTAAATAGTTGATGTCTAGTTCTGTAAACTCTAAGTCTTCTTCTGCATCAAGAAAGTCCTCATTTAAGAAGTCTATGTCTAAATCGTTAAAATCTAAATAGTCGGCTGAAGCTTGCGTTCGTGTCTGCTCTAAATCTTCTTGCGTTTGTTCAGGGGGATTAACAATGAGCATGTTATCTATCAAGTCTAACGATATATCTAATGTAACTGGTTTTGTAGGGTTGTTTTCATACACAGATACAGTTGTTGCTTGGTATGGTTTATTTAAGGTTACACTACCCGCTGCGGTTGTTACTAATATTTCTCCGCTGGATATACCGTTCTCGTCTGGTAATAATATGACAAGAGATCTACCTAACTCGTCTACGGTGCAAGTAAAGTCGGTACCACGTATTGCTATGTCTGCCGTAGGAGTTTTTATAGATATGTTACTTTTGTTATTAAACTTACCCGTGATAAATCGTGCTGTGCCACTGGCAAACTTCAAGGCCATTTTAGATTTTGATGGGTCAGGATCATAAATATACTCGTCTATAACTAACTTAGAGTGCTCCGTTAGTTTGACTGTAGAGCTGTCTTCAAACGTTATAGCAACTCTGCCCGCTTCTGTGCGAACATCATCCATTTGTTGTATGTCGAACTGCAGCTCAGCTCCGTACGCTTTGTCTCTTAGAACTTGTGCGTTACCTCTAAGTTCAGATATAGAACCTATATCAACAGACGAATGAATTTCCTGCGTCTGACTGAGTAACACAGACTGTGCCATTAGAGCCAACAGAGGTAATCTTGAGCCAATCATTATCTGATGTAGATTCCTGGTCTATATTAAATGTTCTTGTACTGCCTGTATGATCTAGGTAGAAATAGCCGCCTGCGTAACCGTCACCATCATAAGTAACTGTATTATCATCACCATCTATATCCATGTAGTTAGTAGCACCGTCTACATCTATAGCTGCTGTAATACTATTACCCCCACCTTGCACTATCCAATCTAAATCTAAGTTCGCTGCTAGTGCAGTCATGGCATGGTTCAGTGTCATAGTATTTGTATTACCCGTGACCTGTACGTTTACATTAGATCCATCTGCACCAGTTGCGTTTGTTTCGTCTGTAGACATATTAAAAGTATTGCTATCGCCTATAAATGAGAAGTACCCTGTATAAGTATCTGCCCATATATCGCCCAAGAATTTATTGGTTGAGCCCTTTTGCAATATATCTAAGGTCATGGTTGCACCATCTAAATCCAATGGTGTCATATTAGAAGCACCAGCTGTAGCATCAGAACCTCCAATAATATTACCGCCGCCACCAACTTGTTCTATGTCTAAGTTAGATGTTGCACCTGACTGATCTATATACACTTCGTTGTCGGCTGCATAAAGGGACGTTGCTAGTACAAGCAACAATATAAGTAGTTTATTCATTCTCACTTCTCTGCTCCCAATACCCTAGTTCTAAGCCTTCGAGTATCGTTTGTAAGACAGCAGCTTCCACAGCTGTCTGTAATGCTATATTTACTGATTCATTTTCTACTATACCGCTCTCAATTTCAACTAATTCGGTGTTATTACTATAGAACCTAAATACGTCTTGGGATATAGCAGCACTCAATACGCTTTTTGTTGCCAACACTTCCATTAAAACTTTTCCTGTAAGAACAGACACAGTGCGTAAAGATACAGTTATACTGTCTTGCCTGTATTCTTTTGATGCACCGATCCCAAGATACCTAGCTCCCGCACCTCCACTTTTTACGTTACTTTCATATCCTATAACTCCACCCTCCATAATAAGTCCAGCAAACAGAAGAGGTTTAAGTTGTTGCTTTTCATCAAAATTCTCTCTAGCAGAACGAATTATTTGCCTTTCTTTTGTGAGGTGATCGAGTCCTTTACGTTCTACTACATCAAAGAAACCTGAATGCTTCAAAGCTCTTATAAGGTACGCATCAGGAGAAGAAGTAATAGCTGTACTAAAACTAGCGTACTGACTGTTGGATCTGCGTTGTCCTGTTGCATCAGTAAAGCTATTTGCGTAAACGGCTACAACGGGTTTGCGTATAGGTGACTCAAGTTCTTGCAGTTCTTTAACAATTAAAGAACCTATTTTTGCAGGCTCTACCTCACGTACAGGAGGTATGCCATTATCTAAAGGCGGTATGATTAAGGCGCAACTAGAAAGTAAAAGAACCGAGAGGTACAGTAATTTCTGTTGTGTTGCCTTCTTCATCTGTAATTATTAGTGTTACCTTATCGTCCTCAACCCTATATTCTATAGTGTTACCCTCTAATTCTAAAACGCCAAAGTCAGATGCTGTCTCGCCAAACAAACTATCAACCAACTGCCGTGAGAGCTGAGCATAGATGCGTGATTCTAAATTTCGAATAAATCTAGCTAATGTGGTATTTTCAGCTTCTCTTTCTAAATCTTCTACGTAAGCTTTGATCTCCTCACGTATGGCCTCTTTCCTGTTGAACTCCTGGTTCTCTATAGTTAGATAATGACTAGACGTGCCAACACCCGAAAAACTAGGGTTTTTAAACTTGTGAGTCATTTCATCTGCTTGCACTGATAAAACAAAAAGCATAACAATTATCATGCAAGATATTAACAATACTTCATCAGGTCGTTTTGGGGCCATTAATCCTTCCTCTGGTCGTCTCTATCCGCCTTCGCAATCTTGTTGCTATCTATTAACTGCGGGACACCAAGTATTGTTTTTATAAGAGTATCTTGTCTAATTATTTCGTTGTCCAGACTACGCACTCTG